ACAATATAATTTAATTGTACTGCATAAGCTTGATCTGGAGTTGGAGCTACAACAATTGAAGCATCATCCCAATTCGCATAATATTTAGGTTGTCCTGTGCTTCCAGCGCCGTTGTATTCTGATATAAAACTTGTATCTCTTTTTTCCATAAAAGTTCTTGCACTTGTAATAGCAGTATCTGCAAACACCTGTAATGATCTAATAACTAAAAAATCAGCTGGTGTTACTAAAAATCTTTTATTTGCAGTAAATGATGAAGTTGCATATTTTCTAGTGTCATCGTAATCAACCTTACCTGCAATATCTAATTCTGTATTTCTAATAAATTGACCTAACAAAGTATCACTTAAAACATTAGCATCTACTTCTGTGTAGTTTCGAACTTGTGTTAAAAAATCTGAATAAGCTATAGCCATTATGTAATACTCACTGTTACAGCACCTGCGGTACTTGTTAATTGTCTTTGTCTATTTTGTTCTGCGCCATTATCAGGTTGCATACCTGAAGATTCAAAAGCAAACTCACCAGGAAGCACTAAATCAATTGTTGTAAATCTAGAACCACCAGATTTTAAAGTAAAATCTTGAGTCCTGCTATTTTGTAGTGCTATTGCATCTGCTTTTATTGTTTTTCTTCTTATCTGAGGTTGTTTAGATTCAAATTCAGATATATGCACTAAAGCTCCTGTCCATTCTCTTACCATTTCTTTATAAGGAAATGCCATGCCTGATCTATCAGATATAGCAAGAGATTGTTTTCCTGTTGCGTAATTAGCCATTATACACCATCTCCAAAATAAGTTTGTGGTGAAATATATAAAGAAGTTCTAGAACCATCTTCATCTAAAGCTCTTTTCATTTCATCTTCATAAGCCATTTTTAACATTTGAGTTCTATCTGCAGCTTTTAAAAAAGAAATATAATATGCAAGACCTGCAACCATACAAGGTAGAAATCTATAAGGAGCATCTGGAGTATTTGTATATCCTCCAGCATCTTCTATTCTTCCAATGTAATAATATTTTACATGTGTGTATGTTGTTTTATTAGGTGTCTGATATAAATAAATTTTAGGAGTAATATGTCTTTCAACATAA